ATTATGCAGAATACAACTAATACACGAGCATTTATAGAAAGTGAAGTCGTAAGTGACTTCATTATAATGAACCTTCATGACGGTTTGTTAGGTACAGAGTTTTATCGTAATGTAACTGACTTCCAGCATGGTGATCAACTTAATATTAAAACTGTAGGTTCAGTTACTCTTCAAGAGATTTCTGAGAGTACAGCACCAGTATACAATCCAATTGAGACTGGTGAGATTACCCTAACCATCACAGAAGAAGTAGGTGATGCTTGGTACATCACTGACAACCTTCGAGAAGATGGTCATCAAATTCCTGCACTGTTGCAAACACGGGCAATGGAAGGCACTCGAGCAATGCAAGAGAAGTTTGAGACAGACTTCTTAAAGACTGGTGCTGAGCATTATGCAACAGGTGGTGCAGGTGCAGGTGTTCCTAACAACATTAATAGTTTTCCTCACCTCATCCCTTCAGCAGGTGCTAACAACGCTTTCACTCTCAGTCAATTAGTGCAAGCTAAGTTGTCTTTCAATAAGGCTAATGCTCCTGATGCAGGGCGTATCTTTATTTGTTACACCTTTCGCTAAGGACATCCTCACTAAAGGTATGGCCTCGGGTCAGCGTTTCATGACGAACCTTTACGGTTTTGATATCATGACCTCTAATCGTCTACACATAGCAGACTATGATGATGGCACTACTTCCATCACAGCAGGTGTTGGTAATTTGTGTATGTGTGTGGCAGATGACCAATGTAAGCCTATCATGGCTGCTTGGAGACGTCTACCTAAATCTGAAGGTGAGCGTAACAAAGACCTTCGTCGAGATGAGCATACTACTTCGGCTCGTTGGGGTTTTGGCATTCAGCGTTTAGATACAATGATTTGTCTTCCTACTGATGCAACAGCCATCTCTAACTAATAGGAGAAATATAATATGGGTTATGAAAATAGTGCAGGTCTTAATGTAAACAACCATTATGGCCCTCGAGACACTGGCCCTACTAACGGTAACGTAAAAACGGTAGGTCGATCCTACGAAGCTTCTGTAGAAGTGGATGTTGATGTCATTGCTAATGGTGGGCCTTTACTTGTAACAGATTTAGAGATACCAGCTAAGTCAGTTATTGAAGATGTTTATGTAGATGTGTCAGAAGCATTTACATTGACGGGCACAACTCCTACTATCTTGGTAGGTACAGCAACATCAGAAGTAACAAATGGTGTGGTCATATCAGAAGCACAGGCAGAAGCAGTTGCTGTTGTTGATATTACAGGCACACTGACAGGTACTTGGGCTGCTCCTCTAGCTGCTGACACTGTAGTAGGTGTTGCACTAGGCGGTACTACTCCAGCTACTTCAGGTTTGCTAGGTAAGGCTATCGTCACAGTACGGTACACTAAAGCTGGCTTATAAGCCAACATACAAGGGCTGGCCTAAGGGTCGGCCTTTTTTCGTTTATGGAGGTAATAAATGCCAGAGCATAAAAATTTAACAGGCACAGAACTACATGAGCCTAAAGGTGTTGCCTCAGCGACTGAAGGTCAATACTATAAATCTGATGGTGTAGGTAGTGGTACTTGGACAGATATTGCAGGGTTCCCAAACGTTATAGAAGTTAAGTCTCTTGCTGACTTTCCCACTCCTTCAGGGGGTGTCATAGAACTTGTAACTACTGGAGCAGATGTATATCAAATAGCAGCAGCTGACATTGATATAGGGAGTAATAGGTTTACTATCACAGGTGGCAGTTGTACTATCCTAGGTAAGACAAGGTTCACTTCTACAATATCTAGCACAACTACGGGAGACTTAATCACAGCAACTAACACGGCTCTCTCTGTTGAACTGTGCGCCTTAGACTCACCTGATTCTCCTAGATTGATTAACTACTCTGGAGATGGCAGTATAAACTCCCTATGTATTTTAAGGGAGATGCATCTTATAGACTGTCAGGGATTCATGGAGATTGCTGGTTGCTTCTCTACATCATTCACATCTCTAGCCTTCTCAAACTCAACAGTGAGTGGTGTCCTTTTTACAGGCAGCACTAACACTCAGTTTGAAATGTTAGGCTGTTTGTGTTTAGGTTGGACAGGAACGCTTATAGATTTTGGTACAGCAGTACTAGACCTTATATCATTCTCAGGGACTAATAAGTTTATCTCTCCCTCAGGTACAACCTCAATAGGAGGGACTACAGGAAGTGCTAACCTCACAGCTACAGGAAGAGGCCTAGTATCCACTGCCATCTTTAATGGTGATGGAACACCTCTAGGCACCATAACACCACAAGACCTTAAGTGGACCTTCAGCAGTAATGTCTTTACAGACAATGTGACTAAAGACACCAGAGTGGATACTAATGTATTCCTTACAGCTAGTGAGACAGTGACTATAGGCTCTACAGGTGTTTATGTTCCAGTGAACGGAACTAATTGGACTTGTGATATTGAGAATAGGATGTCTTGTGATGCAGCAGGTGTAGTCACTTACAATGGACTTGAAGTGATAGACCTCTTTGTCATTGTTACATCCACTGTGGAGAAGGTCGGAGGCGGTTCAGATGTTATAGGCACTAAGATTGCTATCAATGGTGTAGTGTCAGATAAGACCAGGACAACAACTCAGAGTACAGACCCAACTAGTGTTACTAGCCAAGGGCTGTTCACACTTAACACTGATGACACCATACAGCTATACACAGCTAATGAAGGCAGCACTGCTAATGTTGTTGTGTCAGCATCTAACATGCTTATGAATGCAGTGTAAGAGGAGAGAACATGGCTAAGCTTACATTACTTGATATGGTCCAATCTATATTAAACGATATGGATGGTGATCAGGTTAACACAATAAATGATACCTTTGAGAGTGAGCAAGTGGCAGTGATTGTCAGAGACACTTTCAGAGCTATTACATCTAACAGAGATTGGGCATTACACACGGGACTCATACAACTGACAGCATCAGGTGATGTAAACTTCCCTACATACTTGACAGTGCCAGAGAATGTGAAGAAGATGCTCACCATTAACTATGATAAGAGCACTAACCTTGACCCTAAGAAGAGATATTCTGAGGTGACATGGGCAGAGCCAGATGAGTTTCTTCGTCTTATTAATGGCAGAGATAGCACAGCAACTAATGTACAGGTGGTGATAGATTCTTCAGGTGTTGAGTTAATGATCCTTAATGACAGACCACCTAACAAGTATACATCCTTTGATGATAACACTGTAGTGTTTGATAGTTTCGACAATGCTGTAGAGACTACCATACAACAAAGCAAGGTGCAGGCAAGGGCTGTCAGTGCTCCTTCATGGACTCATGAGGATACATTCATACCTAAACTACCTGATGAGGCTTTCACACTATTACTTGAGGAAGCTAAGAGTAGGGCCTTTAATGCCTTGAAGCAGATAGGGAACTCTAAGGCAGAGCAAGAGTCTGGTAGACAGAACAGATGGCTCGCTAGGAATGATTGGCGTGTCAAAGGTGGTATAAAGTATCCCGACTATGGCAGACGGAGAGTCCGTACTGTCTCAACTAGAACTAATTTTGAGAAGAGTGATTTATAATATGGAAGAGTATAAAGGTTATCGTATAGTAAGTGATGGCACCAACCTTAAGCGTATCAGAGCTATGGCGCAAGGTAAAGTACCCAAAGATCTAGAAGGTCTCTACACCAACACCTCTTTTGCACGTCTTGCAATTGACAGAGTTGTAGGGACTAAGGAGACTAAGAAGAATGGCAAGACAAAATAGTGAAGGCGAATTTAACACCTTTGTTAAGGGTATCATCACTGAAGCCGGCCCTTTAACATTTCCAGAAAACTCCTCTATCAATGAAGACAACATGGTGCTTAACAAGGATGGGTCTAGGCGCCGAAGACTAGGCCTTGACTTTGAGAGTGGATACAAAGAGCAAGCTATTAGTGGAGCATTGCTAGGCAGTGGTCCAACATCCTCTACCTTCTCATGGAAAGGTGCTGGTAACTTTGCCTCCTTTGAGATACTTGTAGGACAAATAGGAGCACAGCTCACCTTCTTCGACACATCAGTCACACCTCTGTCAGATGGCTTCTTAGCAAATAGGATATTGACAGAGGCTCAACCAGATGATGAGGTGTCCTTTGCTAGTGTTGATGGAAGACTTGTAGCAGCTTCAGGGAATAGGGTGTTAGATGTATTTGAGGTGGATGTCAATAAAGCTATCACTCAGACTCAGATTACTCTTACTATAAGAGACCTGTTTGGTGTAGAAGATATTGATGGTACTACAGACCTCTTAGAAGGTAATGATGTTACTGTTAGGCCTGTTGTGGAAACAGGGTGGGGATCTACAGAAGGTGGTGTTCATGTCTATAATTTAAGAAACCAGACGTGGGGTCCACCTCAACCTAAAAGTAGTTTAGTGACAAGTGCCTCCACTCCTTTTAGTAATGATTTAACAGACCCTATACGTATCTTTATAATTGCAGGACAAGATCAAGGGGGTCTTCCTACATTTCCTACAGACCCAGGCATACTACCATCTAACGCAGATAATATGACTGAGTTCCTGTTCGCACAAACAGACTATCCATCTCCAGGAAGTAAAACTCTTGACAGGTTTCATGGTGTTGATAGCTATGCAAACAAACCTGAGTCTTCTAGAACTCCTGTCGGCTTCTTTGTTATTGATGCCCTTGAGAGAGGACCAAGCAGGCTTGAGGCTTACGCTGACTTGATAGACAGGCACAATAACCCAGATCTATTACCTCCATTTCAAACGTTGAGTTTTCCTATATCAGTGCTGCCAGTAGATACAACCTCTGGAGGAGCCTCAGTCTTGGCTTCTTATGCAGGAAGGGTATTCTATGCAGGGTTTAAGGGAGAGGTCACAGGAGGCGACTCACAGTCTCCAGACCTTAGTTCCTTTGTCATGTTTAGTCAGCTTGTAGACAGTCGTAGTAAGG